GGAGAGCAAAACTTTGGAGCCGGCGCTCCTCCTCCGCCTCCAATGGGCGGAGAGCAAAACTTTGGAGCCGGCGCTCCTCCTCCGCCTCCAATGGGTGGAGAGCAAAACTTTGGAGCCGGCGCTCCGCCGCCACCTCCAGAAAATCCACAAGACAAAAATGAAATGGATGAAGTTGATTTAGATGAACTTTTAGAAAGTTTAGAAGATGAACTTCGAGCAGAATATGAAAAAGAAGAGGGAGAAGTAGATGACCCAGATATGCCTGAAATTCCTGAAAACGTAAGTCTTTATGAACAAACAAAACTTGCCTCCTCGGGAATTGGAGGCGGAGTGGCGGGCGGTTCTCCTAATAAGAGACCAACTACTGCCTCAAGCTCTACTTCTAGGATTGAATCCGATGATACTAGTGATGAAGGGTTCCCGAGCATTGAACAGTCGAAGAAGATTTCCGACGCGGCTCGCCCAAATCGGGGTCCTCGTGCTACTAAAACAAATCTCTCAACCCCCTCGATGGGAGGAGGAGATGGATATGGTGGACAATCCGAGACAGGTATGCCAAACATCGGGCAGCCCAAGGTAACTAAGGATTCTCGCCCAAATACGATTTCGGAAAATTTATATCTTAAACAACAACTTAGCGAAGCAGAAAATGTTATTCGCTATGTTAAGGGACAGCTTAATGAGGTTAATTTGTTGAATGCTAAGCTGCTTTACACGAATAAGCTATATAAGCAATACAACATGAATAATGAGCAAAAAATGCGTATCATTGAAATGTTTGACCTCGCCAAAAATATTCGTGAAGTCAAGTTGACTTACGCCAATATCACGGAGGCATTAAATTTTGGTGGAAAAGAAGTGAAGAAGAAAGTTAATACTGCTTCTTCGGTTCAATCTATCACCGAAGGTCTCGCATCGGGCGTAGTCGCTTCAACCAAACCCAAGGCTATTATAACCGAGGGTAAGTTCGCCAGTAGAATGAAACAACTCGCAGGCATTCGAAGCGAACCAACAAAGAAGTAAACTGAATGCGAGATAACTAGGAAATAATAAGTATGGAAACTGTAAAAGAATTGTTGACCAATGCATTAAATCCTCAGGCACGTCTTATGGCCGAAACCCGTGGACTTGTGAACAAATGGGAAAAGACCGGACTGCTTGAAGGGCTTAAAAATGACATTGAAAAGTCGAACATGTCAATTTTGCTTGAAAACCAAGCAAAGCAATTAATTGAAGAGTCATCCGTAACCGGGACTCAGACTAATTCTGAGCAATGGGCCGGCGTGGCACTTCCGTTGGTGCGCCGCGTGTTCGCAGAAATCGCCGCTAAGGAATTTGTATCGGTACAGCCGATGAATCTCCCAAGCGGACTGGTGTTCTATCTGGACTTTAAGTACGGAACGAACCAAAACGTGTTTAAATCACAGCCATCATCGCAAGATTCGCTCTTCGGTGGTGTCTCGGGTTCAGAAGACCTTTACAATTCATGGAAGCTTGGTTCAACCAACGCTCCGGTAGGTGGTCTTTATGGTCCGGGAAGGTATGGATATACTATTAATGATACTGCAAGTGTTGTAGCTGTTTCGGTTGATACAGCATCCTTTGCAGACATCAACTTTGATAGTGGAAATAGCAATGACCCCGTTGCTGCGAGCTTGTCCGCATCACTTGCTGCCGGTCAGCTCTATACAATAACAACCGTTGGGTTTACGGCAACAGCATCCAAGGGAGGGTCGTATCCGGACCTTAATGCCGTACGTTCATTCATGCCTGCGGTTAATGGTATGGTGACTTGGTTCCCCGGATTCTCAAGATTCAATGGACCTGAGGCTGTATTTATAATTAGCTCTTCGGTTGATTTCATGGGAGAGCTTAAAACCAGTGCTTCGCCAACTGCATCTATAAATTATAGCTTGCAGCCGAAGGATACGAGTCGTGGTGACTTTGAAGACCGACTTGGGAAATGGGATACTAAAGATTCTCTTGGAACACAGACGGGACTAAACCGAGATATCGGTATTCCTGAAGTCAACCTCGAGCTTCGCAGCGAGCCAATCGTTGCAAAGACTCGTAGGTTAAAAGCAGTCTGGACCCCCGAGCTGGCTCAAGACCTTAATGCATACCACTCGATTGATGCCGAGGCCGAATTGACGGCTCTATTGTCCGAATACGTATCAATGGAAATCGACCTTGAAATTCTTGATATGCTTATTAACAACGCTCCGGCAATTAACAAGGAACGTTGGTCGGCTCGTCTCAACCGAGAAATCATCAAGACCGGACTGAATAGTTATGCGGTTGTGGACCAAGTAACAGCAGGAGCGGGTGGATACTATACCAAGGCAACTTGGTACCAGACTCTTGGTAACAAGATTCAAAAGGTATCCAACAAGATTCACCAGCTGACTCTCCGAGGTGGCGCTAACTTCTTGGTTGTAGGACCGGATGTAGCAACCATTCTGGAATCCATCCCCGGATATGTGGTTAATACTGATGGTGACAGTGCTAAGTTTGCAATGGGCGTAAGCCGAGTTGGAAACTTTGCTTCTAGGTTCCAAGTTTATAAGAACCCATATATGCAGGAAAACCTGATTCTTATGGGATTCCGGGGAAACAACTTCCTAGAAACGGGTGCTGTGTACTCTCCGTACATTCCTCTTATCCAGACGCCGTTAGTCTATGACCCGGTAAACTTCACGCCGAGACGTGGAGTTATGACTCGCTACGCCAAGAAGATTGTGCGTCCCGAGTTCTACGGTCTAATCTACGTATCTGATACAAACCAAGTATAAGCGAAAGCTTATTTATCAAATCGCAGAACCCCGCGTTGGCGGGGTTCTTTTTTTGTACACATATTATAATATTTAAATAAAATAAAAATATAATTCTTACAATATTCTTTATTTTTTATAAAGATAACTTAAATATTTATGTTTAATTAAACTCTTATGAATATTAAACGAAAATTTGGATGGAAACCACAAAAGGATGACCCTAGAGACTTTGGGTTTGAACGATTACTCCGGCTTAAAAATTATATTTATAAAGACCTTCCGCCAGTAGTAAATAATCGATATTGGTGTTCGGAAGTAGAAGACCAAGGTGAATTAGGAAGTTGTACTGCTAATGCATGGGCTGGTTTATTGGAATATAATGCTTGTAGAAATGGATTTGGAGGAAAACAATATCAAGATTTAAGTCGTTTATTTATTTATTATAATGAGCGGCTTTTAGAAGGAACAGTGGACCAAGATTCGGGCGCTTATCTTCGAGATGGTGCAAAAACTTTAGCAACAGAAGGTGTATGTGTAGAAAAAATTTGGCCATATAAAATTTCTAAATTTAAAGTTAAACCTAAAATTGATTGTTATAATAAAGCATTAGAAAGACGAATTCATAGCTATTATGCATTAAATTCTTTGGCTGATATGAAAACATGTATAGCTAATGGACAATGTTTTGTATTTGGATTTCTGGTTTATGAATCTTTTATGAGCAAAGAAATGGAAAAGACAGGTATTGCACAAATGCCTAAGCCAAATGAAAAATGTTTAGGCGGTCATGCTGTATTAGGAGTAGGATATAATGATTATCAAAAACGATTTTTAATTAAAAATTCATGGGGTAAAAAATGGGGACTTAAAGGAAATAATGCCGGATATTTTACTATGCCTTATGAATATATGTCTAATTGGAATTTAGTTTCAGATTTTTGGACAGTAGCTTTGACAGGATAATTAATATTTATAATCCTATTATTAGTAGTATTTTTTATTGACCCATGTCGTATTTCTGATATTATCTGTCTAAATGAAAACTACATGGATAATTGAAAATTTCGAAAAAGACCCTTCATATAGAGAGCTTATAGTGGCTGCTAAAGAGCTTGGATATCCCGTTGTTGAAATTAATGGTAACTACACAAATGAAATAATACGTAAACATTTAAAACAGAGTTCCCATTTTATTGAGAAATCTGCCGTTTATGATAAACAATGTGTTATGATTACTGGGACCATTAAGTTATGCAAAAATATGGCAGAAGAATTAAAGAATGAGTGCGCCCCTGTTGTGTTCTCCACGATGGAAAAGTATAAGTGTTCTGCCTACTACTCGCATTTCGGTCCTTATCTGTTCAATGATAAGTATTGTATGATGTCGCTTAAGGAAATAGTGCGGCAGAAGTATGACGTGTGGGGTCAATATGGTAAAGAGTGCCTTATCTTCATTCGCCCCGACTCGGGCGAAAAGACCTTTCGAGCAGGGCTGTTGGATATCGTAGATTTGGCTCAATTGCACGATTCCAATAAAGATGTTGAACATGAATTGATGCTGGTGTCGACGCCTAAGAACATTTTATGGGAAGGTCGTTTTGTGGTGTCCAAACAAAGGGGTATTATCGCATCTTCGACTTACAAGTTTCAAGGGAATGTTTGTATAATCCCCAGTGTCCCCGCAGAATGTACCAGATTTGTCAATCTTCTGCTCAAGGAAGTAGATTATGAACCCGACCCCGTGTTCTGTTACGACATATGCCAAGATAATGACAAGAATTGTTGGTTGATGGAGCTAACCAGCTTCTCATCGGCGGGTCTGTATGCTATGGACAAAAAATCAGTGATAAGGGGCGTTTCCGAGATTGCTGAAATGGAATACCTTAAAAAGTTTCCACCTAATTGAAACGAATCTAATATTTATATATAGCTATGATTTCATTTTATAATATTCTTAAAGAAGTCCTTACTGAAAGAATTTCATTTCAATCTTTATGGAATAGAAGTGAAGAAGGAAGAAAAGAACGTTCTCGTACTGATGTAGGTGTAAAACCCATGCGAGTTATGACCTTAGATGAAAATGAGGCATGGGCATTTTCTTACAAATCATCTCCCTCGACTACTGGAATGCGATGGCATGGATATATTCAATTTTTTAAAGAAAATGTAAGAGCGTCCCAAAATGCTGCTCAACTCGAATGCATGGTCGATTGTGATTGTCCCGATTATCGATTTCGATATGCATATAATAATGCACAGGCGGGAGTTGGTCGTATAGGAAAACATCCAGAGTGGAAATTTGGGAATGAAAATAATGGTCAAAAATGGCGTCCTCGAAGCGAGGGGGGCGTAGGAGATTATGGAATAGGTATGTGTAAGCATTTACTTGCCCTTGGAAAATACTTAAAAACTAAATTGTCACCTGATATTTCAGATTCAAATGATTCTTATACAGACAGTCGCTCTGGGTTTGATACTTTATCTGAAAATATAAAAAGAGAAATTCTTTATGAACGATTTGAAAATTTTGTGAAAGAAAATCCCGAATTTATTGTAATGTATGAAGATGAATCCAATTAAATTAAGCCATCTTTTAGAAATTGTTAAAGAAGCCCATGAAAAAGGAGAATGGTGGATTGATAGTACGGGGGAAATTTCTCATGAAAAAATTAAATCGTCCAATTTAGCTTTAAAAGATGGGTACAAACATATGAAATCTTCTGAGAATAAAATTGAAATTTTAACTTGGTCACTTCAACCTGAAGATTTAAATATTATTATACTGGGCATTGAAAAAATTATAAAAATTAATTCTATAGAAAATGACCCCGATATGGAAGTTGGTAAAGATGGTTATATTGGTCCTCGAATAGATATTTTAGTAAAGAAAAAAAATAAACAATTTAAAAATATTCCATTTGAAATTCTTAAAAATCGTCTTCCTTCTTGGTTAAAAAATTATGATAAAGGAAAAATATTAAATTCTAAAAATACAATGAATGAAAATAAAAGCTTCCACCATTATCATAAAGAATATCGTTTATATGAAGGAGATAGACATATTGTTGCTATGTTTAATGATGGCAGCCGTTTAATGTTTGAAATTCATTTTCGGAATAACCACGGAAAAGACCGAGATACATGGCGTCGACGAGCCCTTACTTGTTGGAAATCAATTGCAAATGAAATTCACCGAAATGTTCAATTAACAGAAGTTGGAAATCCGGTACAAAAAACATGGAAAGAAAGTTTTCAAGAGGCGCTTAAACATCCTAAACTTAAAGAATATATTCGACAATCTCATCACCAAAAAGTATTTGATGATGCGGGGTATCCGGCTGAAGTACAAGGAAAACCCGCGCCTTGCATAGATGCTGTTAATTTTACTCATCAAGGTTAAATTTAATTTTTAATAATATTATAATATTTATAATTAATCTATTTAAGAATCTATGGTTTCTATTCCAAGTTTTAATGAAATAATTTCCCAATCATATTTTTCCATAAGTCGAATTAATGTTTCTCTCCTAATTTTATGCCATTTACGTTGATGCGCATTATAATAATGTATCCATGTAATAAAAGTAGCGGGAATTCGTCCTTTATAACCCCATTTTCCTGTTTCTCTGGAAAGTCCCGTTGCTTTCATTGATGCTTTGTCTATAAATAAATTATCTCTGTCATAATAAGAATTTTGACCTGCTGTGATATCAGCATCATAATCAGGAGCAAGTAAATTAGGGTCCGGTACTTTAATTTCAAGAATGACAGGATATCTATAATAAGAAGATTTATTATTTTGAGCAGCATTCCAAGCATAAAATTGAGCTGCTTCAAAATTTGCTGCTAAGAAAATATGATATGGATGATAAATTCCCTGGCGGGTAAAATTTGATGTACCTCTTGTTGGGTCAAGACCCCATTTTAAAATACTTTCTAATTCTCTATTAGAAGTTCCATGATACATCACCCTTGGAATTTCACCCTTAATTTTTTTAATAGGAATGTCTTTTTCCATCATATCGCCACTTTCAACACTTCCAAGATATCGATAAGTAATAACTTTAACACCAAGATGTTGAGCAGCTTTTTTAACTTGTAGTGATGTTTGTGGAATAATTTCACTTGAACTCCATACAATAAGAGCTTTATTATTCGGTAGCCATTCTCCTACTAAAACATCAGGCCCCATATCAGAAGCCATTTGAAGAAAATCATATACATCAGTCGAATGCGATACATATTTATCGTATCCAGGATGTAATTCTAATGTTCCTAATGCACTGGTAAAATTACTATTTTCATCTAAAATAAATAAATTTTCTTTATAAATTAAAATATATTTATGGTCTTTATCTTTTGAAGACAAATCTGTTTCCTTTAATTCTTTAAGAATTATATTTTCGAATAATTTATCAGGAAACTCCCCCGTCCGATAAAAAGTTATAATATCTTGTAAAATTTTATTGGGGGACGTTCCTTTTTTATATTGTTGTTCGGCATTGCCATATTTCTGTGATTTTACAACTAATATTATATAACCATTAAAAATTTTAAATAAATGCCGAAGTTGTTCAATTTGTTGTTGAGTGGGCTCGTGCCACATTTCTACAAATGGTTGATTTCCGCCTGTTCGAATTGCCCGACAATCTCTCATAAAAGCTTTTACATAAACAAAGGCCGAGCCTTCATTATCATTGAATAGTTTGATTCCAAGTTTAGAATATATCGTCGCAATTTCTCGATGGTCTAAATCTCGTCCGCCTCCTGTTCCAGAGCTCAGATTTATAAGGAATCCATTAGGAAGAATATAGCCTGCATTTAATATATTATATGCGGCTCCAAAGTGACGCATAGCGGCTCGTAAAACTTGTTTACAATCATAATCACCTTTAACAACATTTGATTTGTCTTTAAGGTGCATAACAGTTGCAATAGTTTCTACCCAATCTTTATAAATTTTTCTATCAATAACATCTGGAGCACTATTATGTGGATTAGTAAGAAATTTAGTAACGGATTGTTTACAATCTTCGGCCCCTCGCATATCATATCCCTTTTGAACCATAATACGATTAATTCGTGCCCATTGAGAAAGAGAAATATCATCCACACTGGGAATTCTTAGATTTCCTTCAGGAGTTATTTCGACTCTTTCTAATAATGATACTAATTTAATCATATTGGCTTAATAAATTTTATTGGTATATTATGACCAACAATAATTGTATAAGGAGAAACGCCATCACTATTTGGAAAATGAACTTCGCCAGTTAAATCTAAACCTCTATAAATATAATCCTTTAATAAATATTCTGTTGTTTCGGGTTCAAACTCCAGAGTAAGAAATGCATATCCAACCGATTCCATAAATGCATTTAAGTTTATTTCTAAACAAATATTGCCATATATGCCGGTATCATATTCTTCGGGATTAGATGTAGTAAAAATACCACGATAATTTTGATTAGTAAGACTTGTACCATTCGATTGAAGAATTTTACCTGATTTTTGTATTTCTTCCCATTTTTCTTTTGTTGTCCAATGATAAACTATTCCTGGATTTCTTTTTAAATCATATAATGAAGATTCAATCCAAGGATTATAAATTTTTTCGGGGTCAATTCCTAATTCATCAGCATTGTCAACATCAAACAAATCAATAAATTCTTTAATATCTTCGACATACATATATTCTACATTTTCTGTATCATCATTATAAAGATATGCGACTTGTTTTTCATCCCATATACGAAGAATTTTATGTTTAAAATATCCTTTGATATTTATATTAAATTTTTTTATAAGTTGTTTAATAATTACTATATCAATACCATACCCATCTTCTTTGAGATAATCTAACCAGTTATCCCATTTATCCACGGAATCATATTTATCTTCAGTAATTCTTTGGATTCTTTTATGGGATTTTATTGTTTTTAATAAAGAAGCTAGTTTAATCATAATATTTATAAAATAGTTGAATTTGATATCTAGTACAAATAATAGCCATACTTTTATAAATATTTCATTTAATTGTATAAATTAAATTTTAATATTTATTTCTAAATTTAATTTTGTAACATTTTATATATAGCTTTTATTAATAATACCTTTAAATTTATTGCCATATCTCGTTAAATTTTTGTATTGCATTCTTGAAAAATCGAGCTTTTTGAGAAGACACGTCACCCCAAGTATCGCCACCACAAAAAGATATAAATAGTTCGGCGGCGGGGGCGTTCAGCTTTTTGCCCGGCCCCCGATATATTTCTATATATTGTTCTAAAATAATATTTTTTAATTTTAACATATTAAATTTCTTTATGTTTTTTTCTTCTTTGCGGAGGAAGTTTAATTGATTTTCTATTAAATAGAATATCTGGATTTATAACATAAATAGAAGGAGCCTCAAATTGTCCTTCATATACCCAGAAAGCAGAATACCCATTTTCATTGGCTTGTTCAATTGCCGATTCTATTTCTCTTTCATCTCCGCCGAATGGAAGCTTAGGAGCTCGATAAATTCTACTAGAGTCGATTTCAGCTGTTTCTATCTCTTTTCCTGTTAACGAATATCCACGTGCCTGTTCTATAGACGTAGCATAAAATTCTCCTCCCTCATTTGAATAAGATACTCCCCGGTATATTTTTATACGCCTTTCTAAAATGACATTTTTTAATTTTATCATATCCATTTAAATTTATCTATTTTAGTTTTTTTAATGGTTTTCCAATCTATTTCGCTTTCTTGAGATAAATCATTAATATTAACCATTCCTGTAAACATAGACCTATCTGTATTGTCCCAATGTCGGCTAGCATGTTCTTTATCGGGCGATACATATAAATTAGGAGGCAAATACCCTTCTTCTTTTATTTTATGACATAAATTAGTATTATGTAATCCATATATACGAACCGATTTTCCGGCGGGATTAACCAATTGATTTACTAATTGTATTGTTTCAACTGAAGCTTCATCATTGCCTTCAAAAATTTCTAATACTTTTCCATTTTGGTCTATTAATATTCCTATTTCTGCCCAATATCCATCTACATTTGGTTTGGCAGAAACATAAACAGGAAATGGAAAAAATTCTTCTACTTTAAATTTAAATTCTCCTTGTTGTTCCAGTAAATTATTTTTAATAAATTTTATATTGATATGAGGAACATTTAAATTTTTAGTCAATTTAATAACCTTAGTCATAACTTCATTTAATAAATTCAAATAATCTTTGGCCCATCCATTTTCTTTAGGATTATCCGAATAATAAAATTCTTCGATAGTTCTTAATAAACTAATAACATCCTGGCTAGTCCATTTACTTGCTATAAGAGATTCAACATCTTCAATAGTAATATTTAATTGTTCATTTTCTCTTAAAATAGATTTAAGCTTTATCATATTACCGTATTCCTTTAGCAATATTCAATGCTTGTTGTTTTGTCATATAAGGATTTTTATACCACGCTTTACGAAGAGATTTCATAATTTTTCCAATACGCGGACCGGGTTCTATACCCATAGCAATTAAATCTTCTCCTGTAATAGGAAGAGTTACTTTATCCATTTTCATATTTTCTTGTCGCAAACGTTGCCGAACCATTTCAATTTGTCCGGGCATAGTTGAAGAATCCGCATGAGATATATTATCAGCATGTATAACATCCAATAAATGTTCTAAATACTCTCCCATTTCAATTTTAAATTCGCGCAGAGTGGCGTCAGATAATTTTGAAGCATCATCGCCTCCGTGTTTTAATTTCATATGATATTTACACCCAAGTTTAACCGCGTCAATATCTATTTGTGGATATTTAAGATTCGACATAACCTTTTGAATAACGTCGGGTCCGGCCTCTTCGTGTCCATAAAAATGAACTCCGGTTTTTGTTACGGTGCGCGTAACAAGCTTGCCAATATCATGAAAAAGAGCCATTCGCCTACGAATTAATTCAGGCGGTGTTTTATCAAGAACTGCCATTGTATGGTCAAATACATCATCGGTATGATGAGCATTTTGCGTCATGCCAATCATTTGAGCTAGTTCCGGAGAAACATATTTTAATAATCCCAATTCGTTTAATTTTCGAAAAGCGGTGCTTGGGTCTTTGGTAACAATTATTTTATCTAACTCATCACGAATTCGTTCCCGAGAAATAAATTTAAGCCACTCTGCATTTTTCTTGATATTTTCTTCGGTTTCTTTAGAAAGGGAAAATCCTTTTTGAACCATAAATCGAATGGCACGTAACATTCGTAAAGGGTCTTCCCTAAAAATAATTTCGGGGTCCGAAGTAGTAACAAGTTTCCCTTTTTTAATATCATTAATTCCCTCCCCAGTTAAGTCGTGTATTTGCCCGGATGTTAAATCTAACATCAAACTGTTACAACGAAAATCTCGGCGAAAAACATCATCGGACAATGTTCCGGGAAGAACCTTAATCGGTTTTCGATTACCTTTTTCATAAAATTCTTTACGAGCCGAAACTGCTTCTACATCCACGCCTTCTAAGTTTACTCCATTATAAATCCCCGTTAAATCAACTTTAGCGGTTCCAAATCTCGGAAAAACAACAGGATTAGAATATAATGAATAATAATTATTATAATCTTTAACTGCTTTAATAAAGGCGGGGTCATTTTCTAAAGGAGTAGATTTAGGCGCACCATAATCATCGACTTCAATATGAGATGGAAAAGTTGGCGGGGGCGTAGTTGGTCCCTTATAATTACCCATTTCTTTAGCTAACCATGAAGTAAATTTTAAAGCTCCAAAAATAGAATTGCTGACTATAGTTAAATCAATATCCTTGGGAGTTTTTCCCATAATCATATCTCGAACAGGGCCGCCGGCCAAATAAACCATATTTTTAAATGGCCCTGTATTAACTTTTTCCTTTAAAAAGTCTATTGCCGCTTTGGCTTGTTCATCGGTTATTGCTTCTGTAAGTAAAGATTTATCTTTTGATGTAAGGAAATTTATTAATTTATCTAATTTTTCAAAAGAATTCCAAACTCCTATATCTCGAAATGCTGATTTAGGATGAGTTTCTTCAAATGTTTTAGCCGCGGCGGAATAAACCATTAAAGCAAAACGATAAGTTTCCATTCCAATTTCAAAAGTAATTTTATCAATCTTATCTTTTAAATTTGAAAAAGAATTCATATATTTTTTTACTGATGGAGAAATTTTTTGAGAAACATTAATTAAATTAGATATAATATTTTGTGAAAATTCATTACGTTGTAAATTTAAATAAAGAGGCTTGCCATATTCTAAAAGAGTCTTTTTTATAATGTATATTTCTTGAGCTATATGTTCTGCTTCGGTTGATGTAATAGAGGTAGATTTCCCTAAACTGCGGTCAATAGAACCAAGAATACAATGAGCAGCTTCCAAAATTGTTTGTAACCCCACTTCATATTCAGTATTATATCCAAATCCTCCTCCGGGTGGAATTCCGCCATAATCTTTATCACACCAGCTAAATTCCAAAATATTTTTAAGCTTAATCATAATTTCCTTTTACAATCCTTACTCCATATTGTTTTGATAATCTTTCAACAACATGTTTTATATAAGATGTACCAGATGTTGTATAAGGACCTGTATCTAAAACTCCACCGTATTTTTTAATAAGACGAAAAAAAGATTCTAAAAGAGATTTAGCATATCCTTTATTTTTATCTTCTTGTTTAGGAGTACAAATATTATCAAGATAAAATATACGGGCAACTGGCTCATATCTATATCTTAAATATGATTTTGGAGTTTTTAATTCATATTCCCAAATACCATCCCCAACCAAAGATTTTTTTTGGATTGTAATCTGATTTAAATCTTGAGTTTCAATTTCTTCACGCATAGAAGTAGATTTTTTCTTTTTTATAGTATTATTAGGTTTATAAAAAGAATGATTCCCAATTTCTGTAGTTTTTATCATACTTCTCATCCATGATGGATGTACTAATTTTGGATTAAAATAACATATGGCTCCTTTTGTAATATCAGGAAGGTTACCTTTAGATGCTTGATATACAATTTTAATAGCTTGTTTCCACTGTTCATCATTTTTAACTTGTTTAGCAAATGTTAAAGCTACTTGTTCTGGATTAGATATATTATTCCAAGCCGAAAATTGTTTAGAAGCTAATGCAATATCTTTGGCTTTTTTAAAATCTCCTTTAGCTCTATTCATAATAACATTCATTACAGCTTGCATTCCCCGTTCGCCTTCACCTCGAGCTTCCTTCCATAAAGTTGCAGCTAAAATATATTCATTTGTAATATTATAAGTTTTAGGTGAAGTAGTTGATACAACTTGCACTATAGCTGGTGGCATATCTATAGATTCGTGCATATTGGATTGTTTTTGTTTAATCAACTCTATAATTTTTATAAGTGATTGTCCAGCATTTTTAATGAGCTCTTCTAGTCCAAAATGCATTGGATAAGGCCATTTTCCCCATTCTACCCATTTAAAATTATCATTTTCCCAATTAAGTCGAGGATAAAATTGAAATGGGACAAGTATAAGATAATTATGACATTTAAAGTTATATTTTTTATCAGTAAAAGTCCAAAGATAAACTATTTTATAATTTCCATTATATTTAGTTTCTTCTTTAATTTCTCTTATAAGAGCATTTTCGGGCGATTCATTTTTATCTATTTTTCCTCCCCAAGTTCCCCATGTAAGAGGTTCAAAATCAACTTCGCTACTACGATGGGCCAACAAAATACGACCCGTGTCTTCGGCAATAAAAATGCCTCCTACTGCTCCCCGCCCATCGTCCCAATATTTTTTATTAATACTGGAGGAATCTAAATCGTTATATTCATCTTCATCTTCATCTTCATTAAGATATAATTTATATGGTAAAAATTTCATATAGGTTAATAGATATAATATAAATAGAAAAATAAATTGCTAAATATTTCATTTTAAAGAAGATGTTTTATTTATTATCACAAATAAGTTATTATAGTAATATCAAAATGTTTTCTCTTAATTACATGTCTTTATATTTATAAGAAAGAGAATTTTATAGATAATAATTTTATGGCCATAAGTAATCAAGCTCTAATTCGTTTTCCTGGTAGCGGGTCAGCCGTCGCAGGAAATACTGCCTTTGGTATGTATGACAACGACCCCCAATTTCAAAAAGATTGTTATAATTCTATGATTTGGGCTGCTCGCCGGCTCGGGTATCCTACCGTTGCTATTGAAATGATAGATATACAGTTTTATGCTGCTTTTGAAGAAGCCTGTAACGTTTATAATGCCAAAGTTAATGAGTACAATATGATTAATAATATGTTGGCTTTACAGGGGCTTAATCGAAATACAAGTATTACGGGGAGGGTTGTACAAGGGTATGGCCTTACACAAATTATAAATATTGCTAAAGATTATGGGTCTGAAGCAGGAACGGGCGGAAAAATTGATTGGAAAAAGGTAAGTATTCAAATTAATCCGATGCAACAAGATTACGATTTACAGGCTCTTATAGGAGATGTTTTTGAAAATTGTGACCGTATTGAAGTTAAAAGAGTATTTCATTATCGCCCCCCCGCTTTTGCTCGTATCTATGACCCGTTTTCTATGACGGGTATGAGCTATTCTAACGTTTTACAAGAGCTAGGATTTGGTGCGTATTCTCCGGCCGTTCAATTTTTAATGACACCAATTTTTGAAGATTTACTGCGAGGACAAGCCATACAATTTAATGATTTGGTTCGTAAATCAGCTTTTTCATTTGAAATGGTAAATAATCGGCTTCGAATTATGCCAATCCCAACTACTAGCTTTAAATTATGGATTGAATATATTAATGAACGAGAAAGATATGAAGCATCTGCTCTTTCTCCAGCCGGGTCTGCGGGACAAGTTTCATCAGATTTTGCAAATATACCATATGTAAATCATCCTTATTCAACCATTAATGACGCTGGAAAACAATGGATTCGAGATTATTTCCTTGCTAATTGTAAAGAAATTCTTGGAGCTATTCGACAAAAGCATCAAGTTATTCCAATTCCCGGAGGTGAAGTGACTCTTGATGGAGCCGAACTTCGCTCGGAAGCACAACAAACCAAGGAACGTCTGTTAGATATTTTGAAAGAACAACTCGAGGCAGCGGGAAGGTTCAGCCAAATAGAAAAACAAGCAGCAATGTCTGAACAAATTCAAAATACATTAAAGGGAGTTCCTTTACTTATTTATGTGGGCCTTTGGATGTTTTGTGCAATAATTATTGGTATATAAATATGAATTTACCCGGAAGATATTTTTCAGAAAGAGACATTTCATTCATCAATGGTATTAATGATGAATTATTAGGCGATGTTATTCAAACAGAAGTACTTTGTTTTAAAATGTGTGCGGATGCTACAAAAATAAATATCTATGGTGAAAGCAGTGCCAAATCAGGTAAACAATATTACCCACCCGTACAATTAGTTTGTTTGGTTGACCGGGCCGATATTTCTACTGATGCCGATGATTTTGGACCCGACCGTAAACAAAATGTAGTTTTTAAATTCATGGAAAAAGATTTACAAGCTCTTAATTTTTATCCTCAAACAGGAGATTTAGTACATTTTAATGACCGTTATCATGAAGTAGATGATATAGTTCAAGAACAATTTTTAGGAGGAATTCCAGATAAATCCTTTAGTATAATTGTAAATACTCATTATACCAGTCTTAGCAAAATTGATTTGGTAGAAAGGCAGTCATAATCTATGGGTCGCTGGCAAGGCAATATAAAAAATCCCGCTCCAAATGCGGTTAAAGAAACTATTGAACGAAGTGAAAAATTTATCACTGACAATGACCCCACTGCTTTCGTTAGTAATAACCGAGCTGAACAAGTACGGCGTGATAAAGATAATCAAAAAGATTTCACTATCACTTTTTATGATATAGATGAAACTATTCTTACTCATCTCCAACGACTCCAAATTCAAATTACAGATATAGGAAAACGAGTTAATGTTCCCATTTTCTTTGGACCACCGGAGCGATGGGTCTCGGCTCAAAGAGATGGATATATCAGAGATAAACAAGGTAAAATCATGCAACCCGCCATGATTATTAAAAGGTCTAATTCAGAAAATGACCAATCTCTAATGTTTTTTAACCGATATCTTGATACCCCATCTATAAAATTATATTCTGAAAAAAATAAATATACCAAATTTAGTGCGCTGACGGGACAAAATGCACCCGTTAATGAAATTTTTAATGTCCTTGTTCCTAAACATATGATTCTTACTTACCATTGTATTGTATGGACTGCTTTAGTTGAACAAATGAACGAAGTAATACAAACCATTCTTTATAATACTCAAGATTACTGGGGCAGTAAAAAAGGATTTCGATTTCGTGTAAATATTGAAGGAAATTATACTCATAATATTGAAATTCAATCTGGCGACGAACGTTCTGTAAAAACCGAATTTGATTTACGTACTCATGGATATATCTTGCCCGATACAGTAACTCATTTAGAACGTCATAAAATGACTACCCAAAAACGAATGACTAAGAAAAAATTTATTATGGGTATAGAAGTCGTTAAATCAGATTTTGAATTATCACAACAATTAAATTATCAAGAAAAATGGAGAAGTCCAAAATATCCCAATTTAAGATATGATACTGTTATTCCCGAACCCGGTATAACAGTAGATACAACAATTAAAGATAATAGTTTCCTTGAGGCCGGCCCCCACGTAGGAATTAAAGTAGATAATTCTCCTTTGTTTTTGCGAATTGTTCCCGTTCCTACTTCTCAAAACGCAGGCGGTCAAGACGGAGATATATCTTATGACGATAAATATTTATATGTTCATATTGACCACCAATGGAAATGGGTAGCTATTTCAGAATTCACAAACTCATGTGAAGACGGTATGCCTCTATTTGGAACCCCAGGCTCTATCGAATTTAATAATAATTTTTTCTATATTTATAGTAAAGGAATGTGGAGAAAAGTTGCTTTGTCCGAATTTGGTTCGGGTGCAAATGGTCATCCGGGAGATGTAATGTTTGATACTAATTATTTCTATCTCTTTACAGGCGGACAATGGAAGCGAGTGGCATTAGCATCACTTAAATCAAATACAACAAGTTGCTTGGAAAAGCCGTCTCCCGAAGGATATCCGCCCGAAGGATTTTCAAAACTTGTATTATCTACGACCCAATAAGACAATATGAATTATAATGTAAAAGATATTTTTTTAGAACGAGCAACAGCAAATAAAACTTTTGAAGAATATGCTCTTCGTACTCAACAAAATGGTGTTGTTGTTACCGATTCATATGGAAATTTAGTAATTATATCAACTTCTTCTTTTTGGGAAGCATCTTCTAATAATACAATTTCTTCCTCTTATGCTTTGACCGCATCGTATGCGGAAAGTGCATCATATGCGGAAAATGCTTATAGCTCAGAAATATCTAATACAGCCTCATATATTTCTATTACAAATTATTCTTTATATTCTACAATTTATACTTCTTCGATGCATTGGATAACATGTAGTTTTCTTACATCTAGTCAAATTGTAGATTTTAAAACCGGGTCTGTAATTTATGCTTTTACATCAAGTGACCATCCTTCAGATGGACAATATGCTGATATTATTTTATATATTAATAATACATTTGAAGGAGAAAATTCAGCTTCTTTATCATTTCCTTCTGAATGGATAAATGTAGCGGGAAGTTGGCCTACCCGCATTAATAAAGGTAAAAAAGCAATAATATGGCTAAGAGCATATGATTTTAATACGGTTATTGGAACATATAATAAACAAGATTAAATGCATGTAAATCCATCCATAATAGGAATTTTAATTGCTGCAAGTGCCAATAAAACGGCATCATTTAATCCTTTATTGGATGTTACTCATACTGATGCGTCTTGGTATGCAGCCGATAAAGAAACAAAATATATTAATAATGATACTGCATCTGTATGGACCGATTTTGGAATAAACGGAAGAAATCTTGGAAGTGCAGGTTCAGTTATAGGACCATATTATAAAACAAATAAAATTAATTCTTTACCCGTATTTGAATTTTCCGCTTCAATGTATTTAACAGCTTCTTCTACACATACTAATAATTTTTTCAGAAATGAATATAAATCTGTATTTTTAGTATTTATGGAAACAAATCTTTCACTTAATTGGTGGGAAAAAGCATTGATGGCTTGTGACCCAGGAGGCGGTAACAATGATAAATGGATTTGGAGCATAAATGCCTCGGGCCAGGTGATATGGGAATGTCATCTTAAACTTACTAATTGCGATAATGAATTAAAGTCAACCACAAACAATGTATTTGCAAATACATGGACAATAGCTGAATTTGTAAGAGACGACGTAATAGTAAATAACTATATTAATGGTACAGTTAAAATAGAAGATGCTTTTTCTTATTGTTATCCCACATCTATAAACGCTCCATTTTCAGTTGGATGGGCCGAAGGAAATTCGGCAAATACATTTACAGGACACATGGCCGAATTATTATTTTATAAAGATGTACTTTCAACATTTGACCGGAAACGAGTGGAAGGATATTTAGCTTGGAAATATGGATTACAAGAAAAACTTCCTGTGAGTCATCCTTATTTATCTGCGCCACCAACAACATCTAGGTTATTACAATAGTTATGTCATTTGACAGCACTCCAAACAGATTGGAAGCGGCCTTTATACAAAGGGATAAGACCAATAAATATTATGAACAGATTAATATTTCTGGTTCCAATCTTGTTGTTTACCTTGATGAAGACGGGTTTTTAACCGCCGATAAAGTAAACGTATGGGCTGCCAAGTATAGTATAGGTGGCGGCGGGGGAGGGGGCGGAAGCGGAGAAACATCGATTAGTTCTTCTTGGGCAAGTTCGTCTATTCAATCTTACTATTCCACACAATCTCTTTATGCAACGCAATCCATTTCAGCTTCTTATGCAAAAACTGCTTCTTATGTAATAGGATTGGCTGGAAATTCGAATAGTTCTTCTTGGGCAAGTTCGTCTATTCAATCTTACTATTCCACTCAGTCGCTTTACGCAACCCAGTCACTTTACGCAACAAATTCTATATTTGCTTTACATGCTGATTTTTCAGACGGGGCATTTATTGCAATAAGTGCTTCATGGGCCTCATCGAGTATTTCATCTTCTTATACATTATCATCTTCCCAAGCTGAGACTGCATCTTATATAGAATCAAATAATATTATAGGAACGGTTTTATCATCTTCTTATGCTTTAACTGCTTCTAATGTTGAAACATCTTCTTTTGCAGAAACAGCTTCTTATTCTAATACATCTTCAATTGCACTTTTTACTTTTTTTGCAGATAATACTAATATTGCAATAAGTGCTTCATGGGCTTCATCCAGCATTTCATCTTCATATTCGGAAACATCTTCTTATATTCAATCTGCTTCTTATACTTTAACATCTTCTTATTCTTTAACGGCTTCTTATATTTTTGGTGGCAGCATTGAAGACGGGGGGTCATATAATATAAGTGCCTCGTGGGCTTCATCCAGCATTTCATCGTCTTATTCGATATCATCGTCTAATGCTGAAACGGCTTCTTACATAACTTCAGATAATGTTATAGGAACTATTTTATCATCTTCTTATGCGTTATCTTCTTCTTATAGTTTAACGACATTTAATGCAGAGACATCTTCTTATGTTGAAACCGCATCTTATTCTAATACGGCCTCGGTTGCAATTTCGTCAACTTTTGCAAATACTTCTGATATTGCAATAAGTGCATCTTGGGCCTCGTCCAGTATTTCTTCA